GCCGAGGAACTACGGGAATATAGGCACCACTTGTGTGACCTGGACACCTGGCTGCGCTCGGCGGCACCGAAGCGCACCCGGGGGGAGTCGGGTGGCCCCGGCGCGTTCGGCGTGCCCTCGGCCACCGTCGCGGGGCGGGTCTGGACGGTCGAGCTGCGGACGGCCGACACGCTCTGGTGCCCGTGCCCCGGTTACCAGCACCGTGGGAGCTGCCGCCACGCCGAGGCCGCCGCCGACCTGTACCGCGCCGAGCGGCGCGACGGGGCGGGCGAGCGGATCAAGAAAATGGTGGAGTTGTTCAGTGATTAGCGACCAGCGCGATCTGTACGACCAGGACCGGGCGCGGATGTTCGCCCGCCGGTACGACCTGGAGCGCGACGACATCGCCGACATCACCAACGTCCTCGCGGAGGAGTTCGGCGCGGTGCGCCTCGCGGAGCGCCGTGCCATCGTGGCCCACCTGCGGAAGGAAATCACCAACGGCTGGCTGCGCCAGGAAATCGGGGACGCCATCGAGAGAGGAGAGCACGGGTCATGACCAGCGAGTTCGCCCTCGAGCGTTACCACGCGCCCGCGCCGGTCTTGGACGACGCCGCGGTGGACACCCTCCGCAAGACGTTGGCCCGCGACCTCGGCCCCGACGAGTTCGCCCTGTTCGTGGCGGTCGCCCGCAGGCTCGGCCTCGACCCGCTGACGCGGCAGCTCTACGGCTTCAAGAGCCAGGGGCGTCTCGTCCTGACCATCGGCCTCGACGGCTACCGGGTGCTGGCCGCCCGGTCGGGCCGCTACGGCGGGCAGCTCGGCCCCTTCTACGCCGACGCGACGGGCAAGTGGTCCGACCTCTGGCTCGAGGCCGGGCCGCCCGCCGCCGCCAAGGTGGGGGTGGTCAGGACCGACTGGCGGGAGCCGCTGTGGGCCATCGCCCGCTACAAGAGCTACGCCCGCGAGTCGCCCAACTGGAAGCTCCAGCCCGAGGTGATGCTCGCCAAGTGCGCCGAGGCGCTCGCCCTCCGTAAGGCGTTCCCCCAGGAGCTGGGCGGCGCGCCCGAGCACGACGTGGACGAGGAGCCCGCCGAGAGCCGCGAGGACTGGCAGGTGCAGGCGGACGCGGAGATCGCCGAGGAGGACCGCCGCGCCGCGCTCGGCCAGCCGCGCCAGTACGTGGACAGCGGCACGCCGGGCGACGAGCTGGCGGACTTCTTCTCCGACAAGGCCGCCGCCGAGCGGGAGGAGGAGCGCGCCCCGAACCCGCAGCGCGAGGAGGCCATCGCGCTCTTCAAGCGGATGCAGGCGTTCCCGGCCATCTTCGGCGCCGCCGAGCTGCCCGAGATCGACGCGCCCGACGCGCACTGGAGCCAGTTCATCGACCGCTGGCGCGACAAGCTCGAGGGGGTCGAGCGCCGGTCCAAGCAGGTGGCGGCCCGGTGACCGAGGAGCAGGCGCTCGAGGCCGGGGTCTGCCCGCGGTGTGGCGCACCGCTCGAGGAGTGGGACGAGCCCAGCGGCGACGAGACGGGCATCTGGTACGAGGTCTGGTTCGAGTGCCGGGCCTGCGACTACTGGTGCCCCGGCACGCCCGACGGGCTGGGCGGCTTCCGCCCGGCGTCCCGGGACGCCGCGTGAGCGGTCCCACCGAGCGGTGCCAGGCGTGCCGCAAGCTGGTGCCCGCGGTGCGGGTGTGCGCCGATGGGGTGTCGCGCTGCGCGTCCTGCCGGCACACCTGGATCGCCAAACAGCACGCCATCCCGCTCCAGGTCGCCCCGCCCAGCGTGGGCGAGCAATCGCGGTTCGCCTAGTGCAACACCAGGAGTCGCCCGAGCGGATGCTGACGCTGGCGGACGCGACCGGCGCGGTGCTGGTGCTGCAAGGGCGCCGGGCCGCCGCCCTGGCCGCGCTCGCCGTCGCCCTGCTGCGCCGCCCCCACCTCGAGGAATCCGACGTGTGGGACGCCGCGGTCCACGTCTACCCCGGCAAGGTCGTCACCAAGTTCGGCGACAGCGACCTCCCCACGGCGTTCGCCCCCCGGTGAGCGAGGCGCTGTGGACGCCCCGGGGCGACTCGGGCAACCCCTGGTACGGGCACCGCTGGATCGACGCCGGGTCGGCCAAGTCCGTCCCCGGCCTCGAGGGCATCGCCGCCCAGGTCGAGCGCGGCCTGCTCCCGCCCGAGACGCCGGTCCTGTACGCCTACCGCGAGATGACCGGCGGCTACCCCCCGGTGGTCATCGCCGCCCCCTTCGACGCCGCCACCGCCGATGCCTGCCTGAGCGGCGACCGCGCCACCGCCCGCGACTGCCTCGAGGAGCTGGAGGAGGTCTACGAGACGTTCCTGGCCGACATCACCGCGAAGCAGAACTAGTCCGCCACGCACGCACCGTTGACACCGAAGGAGCTACCCGCGTGATCGACCTCCTGCTCATCGCCGCCATCGCCGCCGCGCTGCTCTGGGTGGCGTTCGTCCTGCTGCGGGGGCGGCGGTGAAAGCCGAGCCCGCGTTCCCGCCGCTGCTGCTGACCGTGGACGAGGTGGCCTACGCGCTGCGCCTCTCCCGCTCCCAGGTCTACGCCCTGCTGCGCCGCGGCGCGCTCCGCAGCTTCCACATCGACCGCTCCCGCCGCGTCCGCCGCGACGACCTCCTCGCCTTCATCGACGCCCAGACCGTGATGCCCGAGGAGGTCGAGGGGTGACCGAGGCCGAGCGCGTCCTCTACCTGCGCTGGGCGCTCACCTTCCTCGCCCGCTACGCCGCCCGCTTCCCCGAGCAGAGCGCCGCCCGCGTCCTCCACGTCCTCGCCTCCGTCGCGCTCGAGGACGACGACGCCCGCGCCGCGGATCCTCCCCCGCGCCCGTGACCCGGCGGCGCACCATCTGGACGGGCTGGCTCGAGCTGTCCCGCGCCCACCCCGCCGGGCGCTACTGGGGCCGCGCCCGCTTCGCCCTCGAGACGTTCGCCGACGTGGTCGAGTGCGAGGTCGAGTCGCGCCGCTCCCGCACCGTCGTCTACGTCCCGCTCCCCAAAACCGTCTTCGATGACCCCACCCGCGACCCGATGACGGAGCTGCGCCGCCTCGCCACCCGGAAGATCCGCGCCCGCCGCGTCACCTGGCAGCGCAGCTACGACGACCTCCACGACCCGACCGTGCCCGACGACCGCCTCGCCCCGACCATCCTCGTCCTCTGCGAGCGGATGAAGCACAACGCCGCGCTCCACCGCTTGCCCGACCCCTTCCCCTGGCGCCTGCCCACCTACGTGCCGCCGACGCCCCCACCCAAGACACCGCGCCGGCGGTTTAAACTGGTCGCGCCGCCGGGCGGGGTTGATCGCCCCTCGGGTCGTCGCCACACACGAACGACCACCCGGCGGCTTCCCCCGTAGCGCGCCCGCCCCCCTAGGGCGTACACTCGCCACCAGACCTAACCTGGGAAAGGCGGTCCCCTGCTGAGAAGCACGGGGGCCGTTTTTTTGTTGCCCTGGAGGTAGCAGGCGGCCGTGCTAGCTAGGGACACAATCTCACAGCCTAAAAAGCGCGCCTTCCTGGCCGCCTACGCCAAGTCCGGCATCATCGCCCACGCCTGCCGCGCCGCCGAGATCCCCCGCAAGACCTACTACCAGTGGTGCGAGCACGACCTCGACTTCACCGCCGCGGCCCGCCTCGCCTACCAGGAGGCCGGCGACCACCTCGAGGAAGTGGCGCTTGAGCGCGGCACCATCGGGGTGCCCACCGTCAAGGAGATCTACGAACGCTGCCCCGATGGGGAACTGCGCCTCGTCCGCCGGGAGGTCTCCAGGAACGCCTCGGACACGCTGCTCATCTTCGCGCTCAAGGGCGCCCGTCCGGACAAGTACCGCGAGCGCCACGACGTGACCGTCACCGGCCCGGTGGTCAAGGTCGTCAGCGGCTTCGACCCGGCAGAGGTGTAGGTGGACGCCTTCGACCTCGTCCTGGTCTGCGCCCTGCTGGTCGCCGTCGGCGCCGCCTACCTCGCGCTCACGGATCGCGGCTAGTGCCGGCGCCCACCCTCGAGCGCGTCCTCCCCGACCAGAGGGCGTACCAGCCCTACGGGGCGTGCCGGGAGCTGATGCGCGACCGCTCCCCCGAGCTGCTCATCGAGGGGCCAGCCGACACGGGCAAGTCTATGGCGTGCCTGAACAAGTTGTTGTTGGCCAACCTCAACTACGCCAAGAACCGCACCGCGATGGTCCGCAAGACGCGGCGCAGCTTGACGCAGTCCACGATGGTGACCTGGGAGCAGAAGGTCTGCCCGCCCGGCATCGCCGCCTGGAGCGCGACCGACCAGGAGTACCGCTTCGCCAACGGCTCGGTCTGCGTCGCGGGCGGCCTCGACGACCCGGGCAAGCTCCTCTCCACCGAGTTCGACCTCGTCTACGTGAACGAGGCGGATCAACTGACCTCGGAGGACTGGCAGAGCCTCCGCTCGAGGTGTACGGGCCGCTGGGGCGTGATGCCCTACCAACAATTGTTGGGCGACCTGAACCCCACCTACCCCAGCCACCACCTCTACCAGCGGGAGGCCGCCGGCACCCTGCGCGTCCTGCTGGCTCGGCACGAAGACAACCCGACCGTCACCCCCGCGAGGCTCGCCGCCCTCGACTCCCTCACCGGCTGGCTCCGCGACCGCTTGCGCCTCGGGGTGCGCTCGGCACCCGATGGGATGTTCTTCACCGAGTGGCACCCCTCGCACCACATCGTGGAGCCGTTCCCGATCCCGGCGCACTGGCCGCGGTGGACCTCGACCGACTACGGCTTCGCCGAGCCGTTCTGCAACTTCTCCTACGCCCGCGACCCCAGCACCCGGACGATCTACCTGTTCCGCGAGGTCTACGCCCCGGGGCTGCGCGCCCCGGTGCAGGCCGCGCTGATCGCCAAGCGCATCCGCGAGGAGCGGCTCGAGCTGGCCGTCCCCGACGGCAAGCGGCTGTACAGCGCCCACGTCGGGGATCCCTCGATGTTCAACAAGCGCACCGAGGTGGGGCTGCCGTCCATCGCCGAGGAGTACCAGCGGGCCGGCGTCGCGCTCGAGCCCGCCACCAACAACCGCCGCCAGGGCTGGGAGGTCGTCCGCAACGCGCTGGCATGGAACGTGGACAAGCCGCCGCGCCTGCGCGTCTTCCGGGGCCGGGCGCCCAACCTCGAGCGCACCCTGCCGGCGATGGTCCACGACCCGCTCGACCCGGAGGACCTCGCCCACAAGCTCCACAGCAAGGAGACGGAGGACCACGCCGTGGACTGCCTCCGGTACGGGCTGGTCTTCGAGGCGTCGCCGCCGCGACCGACCGCGACCCGCGTGACCCACGGGAGGGGCTAGATGGGCGAACCCTACGGGCTGCTAGGTCTGCAAGCCGAGGAGCGCCGGCGCCTGCTGGGGCCGAAGCTCGACGCCGAGGCCCTCGACGCCGCGCTGGCCACCGCCCGCGCCGACCGGGCGCTCACCGCCGCGGTCGAGCTGCTGGTGCAGACCCGCGCCGCGCTCGCCGCCCTGTCCGCCAAGATCGACCGGGCCGAGGCGCGGTTGCGGGCCAAGGCGGTCACCGAGCAGCAGATGCTGATGCGCCAGATGGGGGCCACGCCCCGTGGCTAGCTCCCTGCTCGCGGTCCCGGCCACCAACCCCGGCGACACCAACGACCGCCTGGTGTCCCAGTGCTCCGAGCTGGTGTCGCAGCTCAAGAAGGACTTCAGCGAGCGCGACGAACTCTACCGCTACATCGACGCCGTCCTGTACGGCGAGGCCACGCCCAACATCCCCAAGGGCTTCCGCAAGATCGGCCACGCCCGGCGCAACCCGCTGGCGACGTACTACTGCAACACCATCACCGCCGCGCTGACCGTGAACCCGCCCCGCGTCCACTGCCCGGTCAGCGGCATCGGCGACGCCGCCCAGGTCAACGCGACCTTGAGGGAGCACTTTTTTGATGCCAGTTGGGATCGGCAGGAAGAGGAGGCCGAGGCACCGCTCTTCAGACGCTTCACACATAGCGTCGTGACGAAGGGCGAAGGAATCCTGAAGACGGTGCCAAGAGCCCGGACTGCGTGGGGCGACTACGGCAAGTTCCAGAAGGCGCTCGAGGGGCGGCTCGAGTCGGGCGACCTGGCCAAGCTCGACGGCGACTCCAAGGACAGGGTGTACGACGCCAAGACGGAGGAGTACAAGCGCACCATCGCGCCCTACCCGATCCGGAGCGTGGACGTGCCACCCGACCACTTCTACTACTGGAAGGGGGAAGACGGGCTGACGCTCGCCGTCGAGCACAAGCGCGTCCCGTACCTCGAGACGCTGCTGCGCTACGGCGCCGGCCTCGACAAGGACGGGCGGGTGGTGGACCAGTCCGCGATGGGGCAGGCGCTCCCGGTCGAGGAGTGGCGCAACGCGATGAGCGGGACCTCGAGCCTGGTGATGAGCGAGGTGTGGACGCACAACCGCTGCGTCTACCTGCTGCAAGGCCCCGGCCAGATGGGCGGCTCCGACCGCCTCAACCGCGGCACCGTCGTCAAGTCCTTCAAACACCGCTACGGCGACCCCGTCACGAGATCGTTACGCGGACCCTTCAGCCATTGCCTCGGCACGACCACCTCGAGCAGGCTCCCCGAGCGCGCCGGGCTCGGCGTCCTGTACGGCTTCCTCGACCTCTTCGTCTGGCTGGACGAGCTGCTCACCATCCAGCAGATCAACGCCGTGGTCACGGGCCTGGCGGCCTACAAGAGGAATGCGCCCCCGCCCGGGACCGGACCCGGTGGGCTGCCCGACACCGCCTACGGCGAGGACGGGCTGCCGGCGCTGCAAGAGCCCGCCGTCATCGAGCCCGGTCGCGTCTTCCCGATGGACATCAGCCCCATCGAACAACCACGGGCGGGCGCGGCTTTGGGCGAAACCGTGCAGCAAGTGAAAGAGTTTATCGAGCTAATATTGCCGAAAGTCTTGCAAGGAGTGGTGGACACTACCGACTCGGGATATCAACTTGCATTGGCGGCTAGGCTCGGAAGAATTGCCTTCGACCCTATGGTAAGCAACATCCGACGCGCTGCTGCACGCAGAGTAGGCTTTGAATCGTGGCTTATAGAACACGAAATTGGTGAGACGTGCTACGCCTGGGGCGAGCCGCCGAACAACCCCAAGAAGCGCGGCAAGTCGGGCGGTGGTGTCCTAAGCATCGGCCCGGACGACTTAGGCGGGCAGCACCGCTACCGGGTCCACCTCGAGCCGGAAGACAAGGCGTCCGAGCTGGTCGAGGTCCGCAAGTACGCCGAGATGGTGACCAACCGCTTTATGAGCCTGCACGGCGCCCGCGAGGCTCTGGGGAAGAACTCGGAGGAGGTCGAGCGCGAGATCCTGCTGCAAACGATGAAGGACGACCCCGAGATCCAGGCGCTGCTCAAGAAGCGCATTATGGAGCGCCTCTCGCTGGGGCAGAAGATGCAGCAGGAGGAGGCCGACGCGAAGCTGGCCCAGGCGGCGGGGCCACCGCCCGAGCCGGGGGCGCAGCTCGGCGGGATGGGCGAGGTCTTCGAGGGCGGGCAGAACCTGCCCATCGAGCCGGGTGTGCCCGGTGCCGCGCCGCCCGTGCCGGCGGGGCCGCCGATGGGGCCGGGCGTCGGAGGGACGCCGCCCGGCGCGGTCGGGATGCCGCCGCTGGCGCAGCAGCAGATGGGGATGGGTGTGTGACGCCGAGTTTTATACGCGTGTGTCACCGTGCCTAAGCGCCCCCACGTCGGCGACGTCGTGGCCGAGCAGATCGACATCTGGCGTGCTCGGATGGGCGACGAGATCGCGGAGGAGCTGCTGGCGAGCGCCTTCTCCCCGGACGTGGTCAAGGTCACCGAGGCCGAGGCCGCCGAGTTCTACCGGCGCAACTACGCCCACCTCCTCTGGATGCCCGACGGCTGGACGCCCAACGAGGAAGGGCGCGCCGCGGTCATCGCCCAGCACGGCATCGACGCCTACATCGCCATCTGCGAGGCGTTCCTCGAGGACGCCAAGGAGCGCGACTACCAGGCGCCCGAGGACGAGGAGCCGGTCGTGCCGGTGGTGCCGGTCACGCCCGCGCCCGCAGCCGCACCGCCGCCCCTCGCGGCACCCGTCGCCGCTCCCCCGCCGGTCCCGGTGGCGATGGGTGTCTGATGCCGCTCGCGCCCGAGTACTGCCGCACCTGCGACCGGGAGCTGACGGTCTGGGACCGCCGGCGCCTCCAGGTCCACTGCAAGGACTGCCGCTACGTGGCGTCCTACCGGGCGCCGCACCCGCGCACCGCCGACGGGCGGCACCGCAAGAACGTGGCGCAGCGCGTCTGGTACGCCGCGAACAAGGTCGAGGTGCAGGCCCGGGCGCGGGCGCTGCGCCTGGTCGAGAAGCACGCCTACGACGAGGACCTCGACCGCCGCCGGCACCGCCGCCTGGCGCTGGCCGCGCTCTACCTGCTGCGCTCGGCGGCGTCCAGCGTGGGCACGCGGGTCAAGCGGGTGGCCGAGATCCTCGAGGAGCCCAAGGAGGGATGACGTGACCGACAACGCCGCGATCCTCACGCAGATCCGCAACCGCGACGGCGGGGGCCGCACCGTCTCGGGCAAGTACCGGGCGACCTCGCCGGTGATCACGCTGCCCACCTCGGCCCAATCGGGCGGCTCGACCGGCATCATCTGGCTCTCCAACCCCATCGGCTCGACCAAGCTGCTGGCGGTGCGCCACCTCAGCGTGGACGTGCAGTTCGCCGCGTTGGCGGTGGACCTCGTCCCGGGCGAGCTGCGCTTCAACCGCTTCACCTACACCGGCACCCCCTCGGGCACCCCCATCGTGATCGCCCAGCGCGACAGCACCGACGCGGCGGTGACCGGCCGCGCCTGGTCGAGCGGCGCGGGTTGGACGGTGACGCAGATCGCCACGCTGTGGGGCGCGCAGCTCCCGACGATGGACCTCGTCACGGGCGGCGCGGGCCATTGGAACCCGTACCGGGCCGAGTGGGTGGCGGGCGAGGTCAGCGACCAGGTCGTGCTGCGGGCGGGCGAGGGCGTCGTGCTCTGGAACGCGATGGCGCTGACCACCGCGAACCGGCGGGCCGTCGCCTCCGTCGCCTGGGAGGAGTACACCTAGGTGGCCACCGGGACCGACGCGCAGGCGCAAAACGATGCGATGTCCCTCGAGCTGGCCATCGCCAACCAGGCGTACCTCAACAAGAAGCTCGAGCTGGACGCCCTGCACGGCGCCCAGATGCACGAACGCGAGAAGCAGCGCCTCGCCCAGGAGGCCGCCCGCGACGCCGTCGCCAAGTTCCTCGGCACCGGCGACCAGTCGGGCTTCATCGCCAAGGACCCCGGGATGGGGATGGCCGAGCAGGCCCAGAAGTCCTGGGTCGCGCTGCCCCCCGAGCAGCGCACCATCGCCAAGGGTGCTGCCATCTGGATGGGCCTGGTCCCGGGCCTGAACGAGACGGAGGCCGCCGCGCTCGCCCAGAAGGGCAAGGAGTACTGGCAGGCGACCGGGTCGGTGATGCCCAACAACATCGCCGAGGCGCACACCAAGCAGATCACGGGCGGGCGGATCACCGGGCAGACCAACACGCTCGCCCGCGACGTGCTCGACCAGCGCAAGGCCGCCGAGGACGCCGACCGGGCGCTGCGCGCCCGCGACACCGACATCGGCGAGGCCGAGGGCAAGCGGGCCACCGCGGTCGCGCTGCTCCAGATGCAGTCGCAACTGCGCGGCCCGCAGGACTGGCTCCAGTACCAGAAGACCTTGCAGAGCGTGCCCGACGAGCTGAAGCAGATGATGGCCGACATCCAGCTCGAGGCCCCGAGCGCGGGCGCCCCGGGGGCCGCCTCGGTGGCCGGGATGGTCGGCGACCTGACAGGAGGGAAGACAGCCGTGCCGATT